GACTGGCAACATCGTTGCTCTTCCAAATAACAGAGTGAGGGCAACAAGTCCTGCACTTTGGGAAACTGGCGAAGGTCCTCCAGATTTTAGACCGAGCCAACACATACACAATGCAGAGATTCACGAAACTTATCTTGATCCTGCAGTAACATTTAACAATCTATATTCGGAGAATGAAGAATGATGAAGAAGAAAAAAATGATGATGGGTGGCGGCAAAACCAAGAAGATGATGAAAGGTGGCGGCAAAGCTAAAAAATACATGGCAGGTGGTGGCAAAACCAAAAAGATGATGGCTAAAGGTGGTGCTGCAGGTGGCATGAAAAAACCTACTATGATGAAAAAAGGTGGCAAAGCAGGTGGCAAGATGACTGTCGCACAACTTAGAGCTGCGGCTAAAAAGTTAGGCATGAAGGTAGTGAAGGCTACGTAATGACCAAGAAAAGGGGTAGCATGAAAGGGTACACCATTAAGAGTGGTGACAAACGCCCTACTAAAAAAGGTGCAGGCATGACTGCTAAAGGTGTTGCCAAGTACCGTAGAGAAAACCCCGGAAGTAAACTTAAAACTGCTGTGACTGGTAAAGTCAAGCCGGGGAGCAAGGCTGCAAAAAGACGTAAGTCATTTTGTGCAAGAAGTGCAGGACAAATGAAAAAGTTTCCCAAAGCAGCCAAGAATCCTAACAGCAGATTAAGACAAGCTAGAAAAAGATGGAAGTGTTAATATGTTTCAAGCATTAATAGGTCCTATCGCTAATTTAGCAGGAACGTGGTTTCAAAACAAGTTAGAAAAAACTAAAGCAGACGGTGAAGCAAAAGTAGCAGAAGCCAAAGCTCGTGCATCTGTCGCAGAAAAAGTTGCAGCAGGCAAAGTGAAGTGGGAAGGCAAGATGGCAGATGCTACAGTAGATTCGTGGAAAGACGAATTTGCTTTAGTTGTACTGCTTTTACCTGCGATACTGGTCTTCATACCCGGAATGAGAGAATATGTTAAGGAAGGATTTGAGGTGCTTGCAACGTTACCTGACTGGTATCAATACTTATTATATATTGCTATATCTGCATCGTTTGGTATAAAAGGTGTAGGTCAAGCAGCAAAGATGATAAGAGGTAAAAAATGATAAACTGGCTACTACAATTATTTAAAAAACACTCAGGGGATTTATCTAAACATAGACTTCATACAACCAAGTATGAAGATTTGTGCATGTAAAGGAGAAAAACATGGCAGCAGCAAAAAAGAAAAAAACTAAAAAGAAAAGTGGTGCAAAGCCAACTAACCCAAAATTATACGCTAGTGTAAAAGCAGAAGCAAAACGTAAGTTTAAGGTATATCCATCAGCATATGCAAATGCTTGGCTTGTGCGTACATATAAGAAACGTGGTGGTGGTTACGCATAATGGGTAAACCAGAAGGGGGATTAACTAAGTGGTTTAAAGAGGATTGGCGTGATGTCAAGACTGGTAAGAAGTGTGGTCGATCTGGCAAAGAAAAGAAAACACGACCTTACCCTGCGTGTAGACCTAAAAAAGTAGCAAGTAGAATAAGTAAACAAGAAGCTAAAAAGAAAACAGGTCCTAAAGCTGTTAAGTGGTCTGTTACTGCATCAGGTAAAAAACGAGCATCAGCAGCGACAGGTGGAAGAATACATCGAGGTAGAAAGGCACAAATAATATGAAGTACGATAGGGAAACTATGGTTGAAAGAATTGCTGAACACGAAGGACTCGTGCTTGAGCCTTACAAAGATTCTTTAGGAATAAGCACCATCGGTATAGGGCGTAATCTTGAAGGTCGTGGTATAGATGATTACGAACTCATGCACATGAACAAAACACTTGATGAAATTATAAGTGATGGTTTAACTAAAGAAGAAGCATACTATCTTTGTAACAATGATCTTGATATTGTAGAACAAGAATTAGTTAAACAAAAACCTTTTGTGATGGATCTTAACGAAGCAAGACAAATGTGTCTTGTAGATATGGGGTTTAATCTTGGTATACCACGTCTTATGAAATTTAAAAGAATGTGGGAAGCCATAGAAAGAGAAGATTTTGAATGGGCAGCATCCGAGATGCTTAACTCACGTTGGGCAAATCAAGTTGGGGGTAGAGCAGATAGATTAGCTAAAGTTATGGAAGACGGAGATTGGAATGATTAGATATACACCTCCTAGAAAAGCAGATATAGATCAAAAAGAAAAAGGTAATGTCTTTGATGATGAACGCACACAGAGAAAAAGAGCAGATAAATATACTGGGATGGTTGGTAGAAAAGAAAAACCTTTCTCTAAAATGCCAGTATACAAACAACAATACGTTTTAATGGGTACTAAAACATAATGAATAAGAAACGATGCCAAACTTGCGAATGTTACGACTGCGACTGCGAAGAATGTTCATGCGATTGCCACCACAATGATAGAGTTTCTTCTGATAGTAATGATAGAGACTCAGGTGATAAACCAAACACAGAGGTTTCGAAATATAGACAGATGCCTGTATTTTGCTGAACGTCTAACAAGACAACCAACGATACCTTCTGAGGAAGGAGATAAAAGAATAATTGCATATTGCAAGCCAGTAAACAAGTAAGGGGAATACATGTTAGCAGAGCTTGCCGCAGCCAATGCGGCTTTCGGAGTCATAAAAAGTTTTGTTTCCAACGGAAAAGAACTTGCCAGTTGTGGCAAACATATTTCCGATTTTGTTTTTGCTAAAGAAAATATAGAAAAAGAAGTACACAAACAAAAAGCAAAAGGTGTTACAGGTGGTGATTTAGAAGAGTTCATGGCTTTAGAAGAACTAAAGCAAAAAGAAGAAGAACTTAAACAAATAATGATTTATGTAGGCAGACCCGGATTATGGGCAGATTGGCAAAAATTTCAAGCACAAGCAAGAAAAGCTAGAAGAGAACAAGAGAGATTAGCTCAAAAAAGAAAAGAAGAGATAATGACAGTAGTGCAGTGGGTAGTAGGGGTATCATTAGCATTTGTAGGATTTGTAGCTGTAGTGTACTTTGCAGCTAAGTGGGCAGGTAAGATTTAACTTGCAATAATCGTAGTTTATCTGTATAATTGGACAAAGGAGCATCCCAATGAAAACATTAGCAGCACAGGCATTAGCTTACCAGTATAAGCTACAAATAGAAACTGCACAAGCAGTTATCAATAATAATAATGCAGGATTAGATCTTATTGACAGATCTTTAAATGAAGTTCTTAAAGCTACAGAAAAATTAAAACTTCTTAACTCTATGGTAAAAGAAAATACTAAAGAAATAAAAGAAACAGTGGATTCTTTAGCTGAAGAACCTGAAAAGAAAAAAGCGTCATAGTGGCGAAAAAGAAGAGAGATCCTAAAGTTGGAACTGGAAAAAAGCCGAAGGGTTCTGATAGACGTTTATATACGGATGAGAACCCTAAGGACACGGTTAGCATCAAATTTGCTACAGCGGCAGACGCTAGAGCAACGGTTGCAAAGGTTAAAAAAATTAAAAAACCGTATGCAAGAAAAATACAAATCCTTACGGTCATGGAGCAAAGAGCAAAAGTGATGGGTAAGACAGAGGTCGTGGCTATAGCAAAACGAGCTAAAGAACAATTAAAGAAAGCACGTAAGAGTGGTTGATTACAAGATAGTAAAATTAAAAAAAAAATTTACGTTTATTAATACCACTAAACAATAAACCTTACAAGTTATCTCACCCAGAAGAAATAGCTGAACTTAATAAAAAATTAAATAGTCCGTCAAGAGTAGCTAGAAAAAGAAGATACTACTTAGAAACTAAAAAAACACAAGAGAAAATTAGACATGGCGAGCAGTTATCTAACATTAATAAACAACGTACTGAGAGATTTAAACGAAGTAGAATTAACAAGTAGCACTTTCAGTTCATCAAGAGGAATACAAACTGCAGTAAAAGATTATGTTAATCGTGCTATAGATGATATAATTAATGCAGATACTGAGTGGCCCTTTACTGTAACAGCAAAAAGTTTTACCACCACTGCAGGAAAAAGATTGTATTCTAGATCAAATTTAAGCACAACAGATACTAAAACTATTGATTATGATAG